GAGTTAGTTCCTGAACACTTAGTAGAAACAAGAAGGTTCTGTAATGATTGTGTTCAGGTTATGTGGAAAGAACAGTATAAACGTAGAATACTATCCCCCCAACTCAAGAAAACTAAACTTCCTCCTAGTAAGAGGGAGTCATTAGAACTTCCACTTACTAGTAGATTCAAACCATTAATAAAATACATGAGGTGAAAAAAATGGATAGAGAAAGAAGAGAAAACATGGTTCTGTTAATGCAATTAATGCAGAGAAATAGTAAACATGACACAGAAAGATTAGCGCGAATGGAGGAAGAATGATGAGTTTGACAATTTTTACGGCTACATGGTGTGGGCCATGTAAACAAATAAAAACATGGTTAGAATCTAATGGTGATTTGGATAAGTTTCATTTTGTAGATATTGATAACCCTGATGGAACTATTCCTCTAGGGGTTAAAAGTGTTCCAACTCTAATTGACACAGAACATGAGAAGATTATTTCAGGTGCTAATTCGATTATTGATTATTTGAAAGACAGTAGGTTATGAAAATGAAATGCGATATGTGTAATGGAGAGATGAAGAATGAGTAAAGAAGAAGAGAAAATAGAAGATATTGATGAAGGAATGGTAGATGAAATGATTAACGTAATATCAACTGATGGCTATTACGAACAGGCAGAGATAGTGAAAGTAACATGTCCTGCCTGTGGTGAAGAGTTCTTAGGAACAAAGAGACATGCAGGTGGATTTATTGCAGGACATCAAGCCTATCATGAATTTATCAACAAGCAGGATTTAATCATAGATAATTTGGGGGGAGCATGATGAGTGAATGTATGGGTTGTGAAGCAGTTGGTCAATACGGCCACGAGGTTCTACTAGACGACTACGGTTACAAACTCGCCTACATCTGTGTTGATAATGGCTACAAGTATGACACTTGGAGAGGGGTTGATTCCTCTATCACGCTGAGATGTGAGTATGACTGTTCCGAGTGCGGTGAGATATACGAGGTGGTAGGATGAGTAAGGATGAATGCCTGAAAGAAAAATTCGCTCACGCAAGAATTACAGTATTATGCAGTTGTAGCAAATGCGAAAATAAGAAGGTGGACATATGAGTAGAATGGGAAGAAGATTTCAAGAAGTGCGTGATTCGTATGAACAAGCACTATTGGATGGAACGATAAATGAGCATTTGACGTTCTCTGATTGGCTACAATTGGAAAGAGCGTCTAGTAAAATTAAGGAGGAAGAGTAAATGGGAGCAGGAAAACGAGGGTATGATTTACCCTATGAAGAAAATAATGGAGATGAAAAAATGAATGAAGAAATAGAAATAACAGAAACGATGGAAGATTTTGATTGGAAAGGACATATACGAGATGTGTTTGGAGATGTAAGAGATGATATAGAATTCCTATATCCAAATAACTCAACAGAGATATTTCTAACATCAATATGGAAGATGTCTCTCGATGCGTTAAAGGGAATGGAAGTGCAGGTTATTGTTGATAACAAGGATGACTTGTATATCAGTAGTGGCAACCCATCCTTTGTGTCCTTTGAAGGGCATGAAGATGAGTTGGTTAATGGCTCTGCAATGCAAATTCCGATTAAGTGTTGGATACACACCCACCCATTTGGACATGCATATTTCAGTGGAACGGATTGGAAGACCATAAACACATGGAAGCCTATCCTAAAGTCTGCAATTGTGTTGGGAGATAACCAATACCTTGCATTCAACCCTGAGACTATACTAGCCAAGAAGGTGTTTTATGGATTACTTGAACAAGAAACAACGTATACTGGAAGTGAAGAGGAATGAGACGCAGACACTCCACAACTATATCTGATAGAGCAACACTGAGAAATGCAATACAATATCTAAAAATTATCGAAGATATGCAAAAGACCAACCCTGATTGGTATATGAAGGAATTTAGAAAGCATGAAGATTGGAGTATAGGATTAACACACACTATTTCTGAAGCAGAAAAGTGGGCAGGTTCTGAGTATTTTGTTGGTGGTGAAGAGGAATGAGTTTTCACCCGCGAGTAATTAAACTCCCGACTAAATCGGGACTGACTACACTCAAGGTGAGCGACATTAGTGCGCTATGTGTTAATGAGGTTCAGCGAGGTATGTTGAAGAAGAATACATTTGATGTAGATATTCATATGGTTAGTGGTAGTATTTTTACTGCTACATTTGAAGAAGCGGATTTACTTACCTTTCAAGAGGCAGTATTCCCAACAGTAAAGGAGAATGAAGAAAATGAATAAGAATAAACAATTAGTAGAAGAAGCAACTGACCTTGCTAAAGGTGTGAAACTCTTAGTAAAGGATTTGAAAGAGATGACTGATTTAGTTTGCCACATGAGAAAGATGCTAGAAACCTGTATGGTTGAGAAGAATGGTATCTATGAAATGGTTGACTATGATAGTAAGAAACTAGTCAGAGCATTTGAAATTATGATGGAAGTTCAGCATGAAAAAGACCTTTTGAGGGAACTAAAGCGACAAGGAAAGACTGAAAACCTACACGTAGAGGGCGAACCATATGTCTATGATGTGCAGGATACACCATCAATAGATGATTTTTATGGAGATGAAGAAGTATGAGTGAAGACAAAATAAAGGAATTAGAAGACAGAATCGCTGAATTAGAGCGCATGTGTGTAGACCCCGAAAAAGGAGATGTGCAGGATAGGCTTCTATCCTTAGAATGTGACTTAGATAAGTTTCTGATACGTTCAGAAAATATCGGACAACTACTTGGAATGATACGAGACACAGCACAATATGTGGCCGATAAGGAAGGGGTCGCTCTATACACTGTTGCTGATACCACACTAAGGAGGATGGAAGCATGAACTACACGAAAATACTAGCACTACTAATGATGACAACGCTACTAACTGGATGCACCCTACCTTCACCTGAAGAGGTGTATGGTTCTGAGGAAGAAGCACCAAAGGATTGGATTACTGTTAGTGGTTCATTCACATATCTAATCAATGATGTAAATAACTCAACACAGGAAACCGTTTGGGTAGATGTCAATACCACACATGGTATGATTGAGTTAGACTATTTTCACTACAATGTAACACATCTTAGTTTCGACATAGTGAATAACTCTGTATTGTTTAACAACTATTCGTTTTACATTACAGGACACTTAGACCAAGATGGCCTCCTTTGGAATACAGGATACGCACCACAGTTTGGCAATGCCACACTTATGTTTGCTACATTTCCATTTGACGTAACCGTTGAATATGAAATGAAGTATCGTGTATGGAATGGTCGAGAATGAAAAAGAAAGCAGTAACTGTCCAGTTTCCAACTCCACTACCTGCGGAGATTCCCTGTCCTATTTGTGAAGGGAATAAATGTAAGGTATGTGAAAAGAGTGGTAAAATAAAATTGGTGGTTGACGCTAAAGTGCCTATTCAAAAGGCATTGATTGTGAAGTATGTGGCTAACAATATCAGTTCAATCAGTTCTGACTTGTCTAAGCATTACGGCTTAGTGCCGGAGATAGAGACAATGGAAGTGTTTGAGCATCCTGAGAATAGAACATATGAGATAATCAAAGTTAGCAGTCTAGGTGGAGTAGTGTATATTGCATCTAGAGTAGATGATGTTGAGGGCATACGAACCTTCACTTCGCTAAAGGAATTGAATAGATTTAAGGAAGGTTGGTATGCATGAGTGATGATTTTGAAACAATAGCAAGAATACCTAGAAACGCTACATCGGAGATGTTAGTGAAAGCAGGAACATACTGGAAGAAAGATGTCGTAGACATTAGATGGTATAGTGATGGTAAGCCCACTAGAAAGGGCATAAGAATAAATATGGAAGAGTTAGACACGTTAGTAAAGGCGTTAGTCAAAATAAACAATAAGAATAAGGTGAGTAAGGATGAGTCTAATTAGATTTGCAAGAATGTGTGAAGCAATAGAACAGCAGGATAGAACAACTGATAAAATTACAATAATAGATGAGTCATTGAGTTCATTCTCTGACCCTCAACTTGTTTTAGATATTCTATCATTGAACATAGACAAGAATAACATCGGTAACAAAAGAGCCGTAACTTGGTTAGCCAATTCTTTGCAGATGTTTGAGGATGAAGTAAACACTCAAGCAGATATTTGGGGTGATTTAGGCGAAGGACTCAAGATGTTCTTAGAGGATGAATGGAATGAGGATTCTAATTTAACAATCAGGAATCTATATTCTATTCTAACATTGGATTGTTCTTCTATCAACAGTAACTCATACACAACAATTAGTGAGTCACTAAATGAAATGTCTGCATTAGAGGTTAAGTGGTTTATCCGCTATTGGCTTAGGCATCCGAGAAACGGTATTGGAACTAAAGCAATGGCTAGAGTATTGAAGAGGAGGTTTCCAACTGAGGAAATTGATTCATACCTAAAGATACATTCCGCCTCTGAGGTGTTTAGGTATCTTTCAAATGGAAATACCCCACCTACAATAACAGGGGTTGGAAAATATATCCCATGTTCTCTTGCTAAGAAATACAAATCTCCGTATAAGACACCTGCTAGTTACATTATTGATTTCAAATATGATGGTAATAGGTATCAGATACACAGAGAAAGAGACAGTGTAATTATATTCAACCGTAAAGGTAAGGTCGTAACAAGACAGTATCCTGATGTTGTTGAATTAGTTAAAACATTCAACGCAAGCACTTTCATCTTAGACACTGAAATATATCCAGTGGAAAGAGAGGGGTCTAATGTTCCTGCGGAGCATAAGAAATTAGCAACAAGAGTTCATTCTAAGGACACTGAAAGTGCAGTTCACGATTGTCCAGTTCACCTTGTTATCTTTGACATATTGTTTTACATGGGAACTAATTTAGTAGAGAATCCATATAGAGAACGATTGATGCACATGCCGGATTTCCCTTCGTGGAATAGAGCAGACTCATACACTGATGGTGATATTGAAAAAGCATACAATATGGCGATTAACGAGGGCTTTGAAGGAGTTATGATTAAAGATTTAGAAGCCCCGTATAACGCAGGTAAAAGAACTAACTCTATGATGAAACATAAGCCACCTAGAATTGATTTAGACGTTGTAATTACGTCTGCCAAATATGGTGATGGAAAGAGAAGGAATGTGTTTGGTTCATTTGGAATCTCTGTGAAGGATGATTCTACCCCTACTGGTTTTACACCAATAGGTTCGGTTGGCACTGGATTATCAGAAGGTGATTTAGTGTATCTAACAACTGAGTTGAAGAAGATAGTGGAGAAATATGACGCTGAAACCTTCCATGTGTTACCTAGAATAGTTCTAGAGATTACATGTGATTTGATTTCTAGAGATTCAGACGGCAATTATGGACTTCGTTTTCCAAGAGTGCTTAGAATCAGACAGGATAAATACGCTAAGGAGTGTAACTCCATGTTAGACGTTCAGATGATAGCATAGGGTAAACCTTTATGTGCCTATAATTACGGGAGATAAACATGTGGAACTTGACTTCTGTTGTTGGTCTTAACAAGGACATAATTACAGGGGTTTGTGCTATTCTTGCAAAGCCTGTATCTGTGGTAAACAAAGACAAGAACCATGACTTGGGCTACAAGGTGAAACTATCCATTGTGATAAGAGGAGACATGTTCCTCTTGCAAAAGATACAACGGGTCTTCATGCAGAATGGGATATATTCAACTATCAAAGACGTTGAATCAAAAGTTAGGCCAAGACCCATATTGAGGATAGGTAGATTAGAACACATACGCAATTTCGTAGAAGCCTATATTCCTGACGCACATGACTCTTTGCTAACAATTGGTAGTGAAGAAAGTAAGGATAGTTGGATGCGGTTTCTAGTGATACTTTCGATAGTAGAAAATAAGAGACATAGAACTGCAAAGGGATTAGATGAAATCCTCAGAATGAAGGGGGTTCTCTAAATGCTATGTGGTCGTTGCAATAGAAGAGAAGGGGATAGTAACTACGAGACGCTATGTTCTATTTGTGCAATGGAAGTGATGAGGGCTAACCTATCAAAATCTCCTGCTCTCGCATTAGCACTTACTGATGATGAGGTTATCAAGAACCATTTGATTAGATTACTAATGGATGGTTGTAGAGAATGTGGAGATAAGCACTTTGGTTTTGAGGTCGGAGTGCAGGAAGAAGAACAACTCAAATGGTATGTAGCAAACATACAATGTGGAAATTGCCACAGTAGTTACAGAGAAATAATGGAAGTGAGAATGAATGAGCCTAATACAGACGGCGAATAAACATATGAATAACAAACCAATGATAATAGTAGGGAACACACTAATGGATAAGATGGACAAAGCACTGTCCTTAGTATCAGATAACCCTATTATCATGTATGCTAATGAATATGACATTACTGATAATTATAGCATCCCCATAGAGAGGGGAATAATTATTGATGAAGTGCATTACAAACCTAAAACTGATTTGATAAAGAAAACCATGTTAGAGTATGGTGGTCAGGTTATTCTCATTTCGGATAATCAGAAATCAGTGCCGAAGGTTATATTCTCTTTATGCAAACTAAAGAGAGCAGGTAAGAAGATAGAGCAAGAGATGATTTCACCTAGAGCAGTAGAACCTAAGAACTACGAGATTGATATATTCCCTATGATTAGTGAGTATTTGAAAAACCCAAACAGGGATGAAGTAGCAACTATGTTGAAAATATCAAAGCCAAGTGATATTCATTTCTTATCATGGTTAGTTCCAAACATTCATCCTAACAGGTTGTCTTTTGTGGATAACTCTGTTAAGAGAAGGTGGCCTATCTCATACTTCTATGAGTTATTGTCCTATGCACATACTGGTAGGATGAGTCGTAAGATGAAGTTACCAACAAAAGGGGCTTATTCCAAACTACCTAGTATTGCTAGGAGATTGGGGCTAAAGGCTCATGAGTCATATTTACTAGATGACTTACTAAAGAATGAACAATTCAAAACATTCGCTAAAACAAGATTAAACAATGGCGAGTGTAGGCTTCTCAATTTAGGAGAGAAGAAACGTAGAAAGAAAACAGATGTAATTATCCCACAACAAGGATTAGCGGAGTGGTTTTGAATGAGTATTGAAAAGAAATGTGTGCAATGTGGAGAACTTGTGCCATATTATGGGCGCGGAAGACCAAGAATTAGACACGATTCTTGTATGACTAAAAGGCAAATAAGACAAAGGGAATACATAAGAGAGTATTTTAGTGTGCGCTACAAGACATCTGAATTTCGTGATAAAATACGTGCATCTAATCGTAAGTATAGAGAGAATAAACGCAGTGAAAGACCTCGTAAAGAATTATCTCATGATGAAGAAATGGAGTTATTTCACATGCATATGCGTGACTTACAGGGGGAGGAATAGATGCCAAAATATAGTGTTCATATACGAAATGAAAATGTAAAGAAGTGGGAGGCTCTCACTGAAAGAAGTGCATGGATTAACAATATCTTATCATCGTGGTCTATACAAGACCTTGAGAAACTAAAGAAGGAAAACTCCTATTCAAAACTTGAAAGAAGAGTGGCTAAGTTAGAGAGGAGGAATAAAAATGATTAATAAAATGGAAATGGTATGTGGTTCATGTTTACATGTGTTACCACATCACTACACTAAGAGAAGAAACTTAGTTTGTTCACGATGTGGACATGTAAAGAAGGTGAATGAATGAGTGAATTATGGACTGAAAAATATAGGCCAACCACGCTTAGTGGTATAGTAGGACAATCTGATTTTGTGTTAGACGCAGAACATTGGGTAGTCAACCGTAACATGCCTAACGTTATTCTCTATGGTGTTGCAGGAACTGGTAAAACAGCAGCAGCAATATCATTAGTCAATGATTTATTGGGAGAAGATAAACAAGGAAACTTCTTTGAGATTAATGCATCTGATGATAGAAAGTTAGAAACTGTCAGAACCAAGATTAAGGAAATTGCATCTACTAAGAGATTAGGTGAAGCACCATTCAAAATTATTTTACTAGATGAAATGGATGGGATGACTAAAGATGCTCAGAATGCTCTCAAGAGAGTGATGGAGAGATATGCTGATAATTGCAGATTTGTGATTACTTGTAATGACAGGCATAAGATAATTCTACCACTACAATCTAGGGCAAGTAACTATGCTTTCAATAGAATCGAATCAGGTTTGATGTTGGATATTTTGTCTGATATTTTGGCAAAGGAAGGCGTAAAACGCTACACTGAGAGCGAGTTAGAAAGGTTCATTACCTACCTATCGGGAGACTTAAGACGAGGAATCAATGAATTACAGGCATCCTCATCGAGTAATCGAAGCCTTGATAACCAAATAAATAGAAGTCTACAACCATACTCTGAAATAATGAAAATGATATATGAAAATGACTATGATAATGCTTTAGAGAAGGTGCATAAACTGATTTACACTTCAACAGACATGAAAACTATCTGCATTAATTTGCACGATATTATCATAAAGTCGGATACTACGCCGCAGTCTAAGTTCAAGATGCTCCGCGTGGTCGGAGAGGCAGAATGGAGAAGTAGTAATATGACTCCTAAAGTTCTAGCATCGTGGATGATAGGGCAGATGATTTGATGGAAGGAGTGGCAATTTTACTAGGATTTATCGTGTTAAGATTTTTTGTGAGATTTGAAAGTAGAGGAAGGAGGAGATGGTAATGAGTAAATTAGATATTAACGAAGACGGTGTAGTGGATTTGAAAGATGTAGAACATCTACTACTACGCTATGAGATTATTGTGTTTGGCGGTGCATTGCTGATTGTGCTGCCTATATTGAATACACTAAATTATATCAGCGTAGATTCCAACTTCTTTTGGATATTGTGTGGCTTAGTCATGCTGACAGAAGGACTAGTGGAAATAAGAAGAGAAAAAAAGAGAATAAAAGAAATGGAGGAAACCCAAAATGAATGAAAATGAAGTAAAAGAAATGATTGCAAAAACAGCGAATGCTATCGGCATGTCCGATGCAGATGCTTTAGCGAGGTTTGATGACATCTGTCAGAAGAACGCCGTTGTAGTATCTGATGAGCCAAGATTGGCTCTGAATCTGTGGAAGGAGTTTTACAACAATGCGCTAAGAGCGCAGAAGAAAACTACTGACACTGACACCCCAAGAAGTAGTGGTGGATTCTACAAACAAGCATTCGGTTTCTTTGTTTCGCTAGACGAAGCAAGAGACATGTTGGCAAGAAAGAATGAAACAATAGTTGCTGATTACAGGAGAGATAAGGATACTTCCTTCTCTACTGGTCAAGTAGCCGTGTTTACCGATAGTGATGGTAAGTATGAAGGAAGACTGATGAGAGATGAACAAGAACTAGTCAAGGTAGTAGAGAAACTACCTGCTAACCACGTTGATATGGAAGATGGAACTTATGTTGTTCCTCTTGACACTAATGACGCTGAGTGGAACAAGTCAAGATATGGCAAGCCACTAGGTGAGTCTGAGTGGAGGCGTTCAGGAGTCTTCATCGGAGAAGTGGAAGGAAGAATGGGGAAGTATTACTTTAACTACAAGGGCGAGTCAACTAAGGAGTTCACTCCTAAGACGTTCACCTTCGTTCACTTTGACTGCATCATTAACTCAAATGATGGTAGTAAGATTCACGGTGGAAAGAAAAGAACCCTTGAATCTCTAGTTTACAACAGTGAGTTGTCAGATGACGATACACGTAAGCAAGACACATCGGACATAAACATGCAAGATGCATTAATGGAATATAGTGAGGGTAATTACTGCCCCATCATTGACTTAGATGCATCACATGCAGGAGTTATGAGTAAGGAATATAACGATAGATTCGTGTTCACCGATGGTGATGTTTCTACCATAAACATGAACCCCACTAAGAACGGGAACAGATACTTTGTGTTGGCGGATTTTAATTCGCAGTTCTCCCTTGATGATGCCGACCTAACATGTTGGACTCCACCGCATATTGCGATTGAGTTCGGTGCAGGTTCAAAGGTGGTTGTTGTAGGAAGAACTTCACAGGGAACTGATGATGATGGTAACTTACGCCCCGTTTCACTTAACGTGAATGGGATTCTCGTAACAAAGGCTAGGGGTGGAAGCCCTGATGAGATAACTCATATCGAGGATGACTCGGATGGGTTTGACGACGACTGGACACCAGTCTGAATACGCAACTGTGTAGCCATACACCCATTGTTGGTCTTAGGGGTGCAATGCCCCTAACTCAAAGAGTTGATAAAATGAATAAAGGATATTACAATGAATACAAGATTACCTCTTACGCAGAAGATGATGATGTTATACATGGTCAGTCTTATGCGATAAGAGCAAGCAACATTGATTTTGTTACATGGAAACAGAACAATGACACACGTAGCGAGTATTGGATGAAATTACACACCAAATCCAGTAAGGAAATAAGAATAAAGGTAGATTTAGATGGCCTAAATGAAATACTGGCAACAGTAGGCAATAGAATGGTCAACCACACTGAAAGGAATAGGAATGAATATGAGTTGGACAAAAAATACAAATGAAACAAAAACGTATGAAGAAAGAAAGCAAGAAAGACTGGTGCAGATAATGCATAAGGCGAAAGTCGCCATATCTTACATGTGTCTTGGCATTTGGGGAGAACCCAAATCAGCCAAATCAGCAATAGCAATGGACATATTATCTGATGAAGACATTAAGAACGACATGAAGGTATACGTCTTTGACTTTGACAATAGAGCAATTGATGTTAAACGAAACCACTATGACAATATAGACAATATCATAGTAGACAATCCAATAGTAAGGAAGGATGACAGTTTAGTTGACTTTGATGCTACTATGGAAAATGCAAGAACCTTCTATGAGATGGCTTTAGAGTGTCTACATGAAGGTAAACTAAAGGCAGTTATTGTTGATGGTGCAGACAAACTTCTAACTGATGTATGTGAGACTAAGATGCGAGAGAAGCATAAGATGGATGCTGATACAGTTATCAAGCAACCTCCATATGTTTGGGGAGATAGGAACACTCCTTACAAGAACTTCTTGCATAAGCAAATACTTGAGATGCCTTGTCATAGAATAGTGATAGCACATTCAAAAGACAAGTATGCTGGCAATCCCAACCCTGTTGGTGTTGAGGCCAATTGGCATTCAACAACAGAGGACATCTTTACTGCAACCATTAGGACACAGAGGACTTTGAAGAAAGGAGGAGCAGAATATACTGCTCTCTTTGAAGCAAGTGCTAGGATGCCTGAATTGATTGGAACACGCCGTAAGGTGTTAAGCATCAAAGACGGTGAGATTGATTGGATTGGGGTAAAGGAAATAAAAACAGGAGGAATCTGAATGGATGAAAAAATGAAAAACGTAGAAAAAATACGGCAGTATAGGAGCGCAGTTCACATTGATTGTGTAGGGCATCCTTCTACTGCTAAGAAAGGAGAACGCACAGTTTGCAAGAAGAATGTTGTGATTAACGTATATGACCCGCGTAATAGTAGGGCGTTATCAAAAGCAGTGTTCGATGTTGACTGGCGCAGTTTGAAGACACTAGGACAGAGGCAGTTCTTCTGCCCTAAGTGTTCAGCAAAGATAGTTGCAATGCGCGAAGAAGTAAAGTTCCTTTGGGGCTGAACTTCACAAAAACCATGAGGGCATCTCCTGTCTAAACAGACAGGGGGTGTTCTCTAATGGAGATGAAAGAATGATAATTATTATGGAAAATAACAAATTCAAGGAATTAATAGAAAGTGTAGCCCTAAAAGGCAAATACAATAGTGGAGAAACCACTAAGAATGGACAACTAAGTAACTATGCACACATACAGTATTATGGTAGTTATGTCTATGCTTACAATGCAGATTCAACAACGATATGTTCTTCTAGAGTTAACATAGAAGAAACTGAAAGGTTTGTAGATGGTGGTTCAGCAATCATAGATATTGAAAAAACTGTGAAGTATTTGAAGGGGTTTAATGATGTGGTTAGTTTAGACTTTGGAGACTATCTAACTATTACAGCAGTTCAAGGAACTGCTACTGGTAAAGTGCCATTAGTTAACGAACACCCTCATCATGCTTATATCAATAGGGCTATGTCTTTGACTACTGAAATTAGAAGTGAAAACCCTTCATGGGGAGATGGGTTGCCTATATTTGGTAAGACTCAGTATGAGGCAGAGATAATCATACCCGAAGAAGAGATTAGTCGAGCCGGTGATGGTTGTGATGTAGTAAACATTGCAAGATACAAGTTTGACTATGATGATGATGTTCTAACCATATCTAGTAGTAAAACCATAACAGATGCATATTCCACTGAGATAGAATATACAATGGCAGAAGGCGATAGTGCTACTGTTGAGTTTAATGGACAGTTTGCAAAGTTCTTGAACGGTGTAGTTAGATTATACCTAAAGGATGATGCACCCGTTCTCTTCGTAACACCCCATAGGTTGCTATTGAAAGCACCTTATCTTAACAGGTGATTATATGGATGAAAGAATAGATGTGACTTGGCTACAAACTAGCGGAACGGGAAGAAGTATGTATGCTACAACATATCCACCACAAGCCATTAGAAACATAATCATGGAGACAGGGGTTATTCATAATGTGCCAATGCACTTTGCTATGATGAAACTATGTAATGACTTACTAATTTCAAAGAGTGCTGAAAGATACTTTAACAAGATAACAAGAAACAATCAAGGAAATGTGAAAAATGATAATTTGTAATGTAAAAGACGGAATAGGAATAAGAGGTAGAAATGCAGACGGGTCTATTCATTGTGAGACAATATCCCACTCTGATTTTAGACCATATATGTTCTCAGGTTCTAGTCCAATCAATAACCAACTAAACTTCTCTGCGAAGGATAGTAACGGTAGGTTCACTATACAAGTTAACTTTGACTTAACAAAAGAAATGAACATAGATGGAAACAAACTATACAAAGTTACATGGACACCTAACAATCCTAGATACGCTAAAGATGTTAGAGTTGCGTTAGAGGCTAACAACATCAATACATATGAAGCAGACGTATCACATCATTACCGCTATTCGATTGATGAAGTTGAGGAAATACCTGAACACCCCTTACGAAAGTGGTATTGGGATATGGAATGGCAACAAGGTGGAGAATATGATGAGGCTATTACTTGTATTGTGATTTATGATAACTTTGATGATGAGTATTCTATATTTGCATGGTATCCACAATCAAAGACAATAGAGTTAACCGATAATGATAGTTTTACTTTGCATAGATTCACTAGCGAATACAACATGCTAAGTGGATTCCTTGCATATTGTATGCAAAAAGAACCGGATATGCTTGTCTCATGGTTCGGATGGAAGTTCGATATACCAAAGTTGTTCACTAGAATGGTTCATCATAACATAGACCCGCGACTAATCTCACCTTTTGATGAAATATCGGGTATTGGTTGGAAAAAAAACAAGCCCACTATTTGGAAGAAGAAGGTCGAAGGGTATTCTCCGGTGTATCAACCCATTAAGGGAATAATAACAGTGGCATTAGATTTAGTGTTTGAGAGACAATGGAATGATGCTCAAAGAGGAACATTACCATCTCTTGCTTTGGATTATGTCTCAGAGAATGTTTTGGGAGATAAGAAATTAGTGAGTGATAAGTTTCCTGATAAGAATGATTTTTTCAGACAGGCGTGGTTAGAAGATTCAAACACATATCTTGAGTATGCATTCAAAGACGTAGAATTAATCAAGAGGATTGACGAGGAGAACCATTGCGTTGAGGCGGTTCTCTCTTTGCAGCGACTACTGAAAGCACCATTTGACGCTTGCTTCTACGCTAGTAACATGGGTGGAATATACTTCATGCGTAATGCCTCATGGAAAGCCCCTACGGGCAAGAAAGAGGAACGGAGGGAGTATGAGGGGGCAATGATATACAACCCTCTCAGTGAAGGCACAAATGGACTACATCAAAATGTAGCCGCATTTGATTATGCACAACTTTACCCATCAATGATAATTTCACGTAACATAAGTTGGGAGACTTTTTCAAAAGAACCAACTGAATTGGCTGTTAACTTAGCAACACCTAGAGATTTCAGTGATGTTACCGAAGAGAAAATGTTGTATTTCAAAACAGACAAGTTAGGACTACTACCTAAGTCTCTTATTGAACTTAAATCACTAAGAAACAAATACAAACAGAACATGAAAGAAGCCACAACAAAAGATGAAAAGGTGAAATGGAACAATAACCAACTAGCAGTGAAGAGGCTAATGGCGAGTTTCTACGGCATCACCGCGTATCAGGGATTTGGTTGGGCTAACGTTGATTTAGCCGCTAGCATTACCGCAAGTGCTAGAGAAGCAATTAGAGAGGCGGCATTTAGGGTGAGAGAATTATGATAGAGACAATTGAAACAGTAGGAAAAATAGCAATACTATCCTTCGTATTAGTTTACGGAATGTGGTATGTAGGACTTGCAATGGATAAGATATTTTCTTATGCATATGGAATGAGAGATTGGGAGTGGGATTAATGCCCGTAAAGACAGCGAAAATAGAAATAGAGAAAAAAGAAGAAGAGAAAAAACATGAGAAACTTGAGCCTAAATTTGCAGTTGCTAGGTTAACAAGTGATATGATTAGTGACTTTGGCATTCTTTTCAAATATCTTTGTTACGCGATATTCACATACGGTCTATTCTCAATACTACAAGATGTTGGGGTGATGGGATGAACATGTTAATGGCATTAGATATTATTGAACAGTGGTCAAAAAGAAACTTCGCCACCTTAGCCTTTCTGAGAACTTTGTTTTCATTTATGAAAGTAATTCTAGCAGTAGTAATAGTTGTAGAGGTATTAGGATGAAGGTAGTTTATGGACACACAGATTCTATCTATGTTAAGATGGAAGATGATGATGTCTCTAAGGCTCAACTGATATTAGATGATTTGAACTCCCATGTTAGAAAGATATTTCCAAATGTAATGGGATTGGAAGAACACCCTGTAACCATAGAGTTTGAGAAATTCTACAAAACTCTAGGAGTGGGTTGTAAGAAGAACCGTAATGCAGGATTGATTACTTGGAAAGACGGAGAATACTTGGATGAGTTAGAGTTTGTTATGACTGGCTTTACTGCTAAGAGAGTTGCAATTACACCATTAGCAAAAGAGGTTCAATTAGAAGTTCTTGATAGATGGGTGCAGGAACAAACAGAAGAAGAAATAACAAATTATCTACATGATAAATACTTCTCAGTGTTAAATGGAGATATAGAGATTGAAATGTTAGCACAAAGAAGTAGATTTCGTGAAGAGAGATTCCTAGTAAAATGTAGTAACTGCCAAAAGAACAACTGGCAAACTAGGTATCATCTACATGAGTTATCTAACATAACAGAAGGGAAGAAATTCCCATGCTGTAACAAGCCCAATTTAACTACTCTACAAGGTAAACGCCCAACAATTGGTTCGGGTATTGAGGGAGTGTTATTTCACAATACTAAGAACCCTAACAACTTAATTGATGATTCATACTTGTATCTCAGAGTGAGTGGACTTCATGAGACTTATTTTCACCCTTTGAATAGAACAGATACTGTTCCTAATTATGTGTCTGCAAACAATCTTGCGGGTCTAACGGAGTATACTCCTGATTACAGGCACTATGCTAATTCAATAATTAGCAAAGCAGAACCCATCTATCAAGCAATGGGTTGGGATATAACACAAATTTATAGAGATAGAAACCAAAGTGAGTTGGAAGAATGGTTCTGAAAAGTAGATTTTACAGTGGTTTATCTTGGTCTAACAAACGTAGGGTGGATTGGATGATAGGACTATACGAGAGATACTTCAACAAAGACAAACCTGTTGAAGAACCAAAAGGAATAGTGGTTGAGTTGAAAGATAATTTCATTGCTGAGACTGTATTATTCAATGAAGCAAAATTTGTAATAGGTTATTCTGTTTATGTTGAGAAAGGAATGCCTAAGATTAGAGTAATAGAAAGGCCACCTCCCGAACACGGAAGGGAGTGTAAATGCCATCAATGCATTGTAACAAATTTGAAAGAAATAGAAAAGATATTAGAAGCGAGGAATAAAAATGAGCAGACCAAGTAGTAACACAAATGAATACACATACCAATGGAATCCTGAAACATATGGAGACGATGACTTACCCATCTTGAAGATTAGTAAGTCGTCTTTCGGTTCGTTTCAGTGGTGTCCTAAGAAATACCAGTTCAACTACATTGAACAAAAACCACAGGACACTAGCGAAGCAATGTGGAAAGGAACTATGGTTCACAATGCAAGAGAGGCATTTTTCGATGAGTTCGATATTGCTAAAGCAGAGAATATGAGTCACGGTGAACTAACTAATTATTGTTACACCCTATTCCCTCTTGATGAGATGAGTGATATGTATGAGACAATTGCTACATTTGAAGCAAACAGATTCATGGATTCCAAAGCAGAAGGAACAATAGATAATTTCATTCCTGTAATCAATGAAGAAGTTCTTGATGCTAAGATAGTAATTAGGCGTGAAGATTTTCCATCAATCAGACTAGAAAGAAACTATGTTGTTCATCTTCAAGGTATCATTGATAGAATGTTTCTAGATGGTGAGTCGTATATTCCTATGGAATTGAAGACAGGAGCATGGAAGGAATACAAGAAAACCTCAATGAGAAAGGAAATGGCATTCTACAAATTATTGTTCGACAACTGTGCTGATGCTAGATTGGAAGAACTAGGTTTAACAAGGGATAATCAAATCACACATTGGTCTTGGTATTACCCTGCATCCAATCACATGTATGTAGAAGATGCTAAAAAGTCCAGTGAAACCGCAGTGCTGAAAGGTATTGCTAAGTTGATACATGCCTACGAGAGAAACCTGTTCCCAACAAAATACAATGCTAGAACATGTGCATCTTGTAGTTATTACTCAATATGTGACACTGCTAATGATGACGGGTGGTTGTGATGAAAGAAAGAATACTAGAAATGTTAAATGAGAAAGAATGGACTTTTGCAGACTTACAGAATATGACTCCAATAGTAAATAACTTCGTTGAAGTGCTATATGGAGAGTTAACTGCGGAAGAGAAACTACGGTTGATTTGGGAAATTGATGTAGAACCTAGTATAGTTAATGGCCCTACGGTGTGGAGAGATGGTAACGATGACCCAACTGGTTTAACAGTAGTTGAACCTCTGATTCGACCCTTTGGTATGTTAATGCAAGAGATGGTAACGCACAAATTAACTGAGATTGTAATTGAAACAGTCAAAACAGAACTACTGAATGCAAATGTCAGTTTTGGTAAAAATGAAAATAAGGAGGATGAAACAAATGAAGTTTCCGAGAGTAGTATGGACAGGAAGCCACCTAAGAGGGGCAAGACAGTTTCCAAGACTAGTCGTAAAGACAAAAAGTGAATACATTAACTGGCTTAACCAGTATAATGGTAAGATGAATTGCTATACAACAGTCTATGACTTTGAAGAGATAAACGACAATATACAAATTGATTCTTCTGTTATTCTTGATAGAATGTTTCTAGACTTTGATGCTCACGATAAACCGTTAGAACTAGCACACAAAGACTTCGTATTAGTTGCTCAAAAGTTGGAAGACCAAGACATCATGTTCAGAAGTTATTTCAGCGGTAAGGGTTTCCACATCATTGCCAAAGGAGAACGAGTGGCTGATATTAGAAGCATTCAACAGTATTATTCCGACTTGGCTAAGGATTATCCTACACTTGATAGGACTGGTATTCAGATAAACAGACTCAGAAGAGTTCCTAATTCTATGAATCTCAGTAGCACATACGGTGATGATAAATCGTATTTTTGCATACCAGTCAATTACAAATTAGATGAGTTAGATTTGATTCTTGAAACTGCTAAGAACATATGTCCAATTGATATTGAATATGGTTCTAAGAAGATAGCGTTTCCTTCAGTCAAACCAATTGAGTTAGCAGACATAGAAGTTGAAATGCCTGAACCTGTTGGTAGTTTACCAATACTACCATGCTTACACAATTCAATTATGGTGGAAAATCCTAGCCATTTTGCTAGGGTGTATCTCATACATTGGTGGAGAGACTTACTTACAGGAAGGGAGAGAAATGTCTCCCCTGAACAACAAGAAAAAGTCATTGATACTATCATGGTTGAATTAGAGAAGATTGCTTCCCTCGATGAAGTTTGGTTGGATTGGAACTATGGTGTTACTAAGATGTATGTTAGCGGTATAGTTTCTAAAGGGTATCACACTCCGAGTTGTGATAAACTAATTGCACAGGGATATTGTGTTGGAAAATGTTGGAGGTATGTTGAATGAGAAATTATCTTTGTAAGTTATGTGGAGGTGTCTTTCAAGGAGTTGGTCATATGTTATCTAAAGGTGGAGTTTGTTGTGACGACTGTAACTACACAAAGGTATTACCTGCTAGATTTAGAGGTGAACACCTATGAAGTGTGATTGTGGAAGGAAGTTAAATCTTACAGATTGGCACAATGCTCGATGTATAGAATGCAAAGAAGCAATAGAATATACACAGTGGTTGAATTTATTGGAGGCATTAGATGACAAGGAAAATTCGTGAAGTGACTCACCGTGATGGTAGTATAATTAATTTATGCAAACACCCAATTAACCTGCGAATACAGTGGTCAAGCAAAGTAGAAACTATCAACATACCACCTAGTGGAGCATGGGCTAGAGTGGTGTTTGAATCAAAACCCGAAATGCTACACATAGAAGGGATGAAAGTTCCTGTTTACAACCATACAGAACTCAAAACTAGAGTATTGGGTATACCTAAAGTTGGTGATTTCTTATTTGGATTACCACATGAGAAAAAAGGAGTTTACTATATTGTTAGTAGAGTGGTCGCGGATAACAATAGAGACAGGGGAGATTTGTTATGCCCTAATGTGAACACAGAAAAAGATGGCACAAAAACAGCGACAGGATTTTTCAAGTTGGGGAAGATATGATGAAACTAGTAATTGATAGTCGTGAGAACTCAGACCTTACTGATAAGGTAATTGAGAAAGCAAAAGAATACAATATACCATATGAGAAAGAGTGGTTAGAAATTGGGGATTATATCTTCAACGATGTATGCTTTGAAGCCAAGTCTTCTTTTGATTTCTTACAATCTATCATAAACAACAGATTGTGGAATCAAATGGATAACATGGATAGAGCATTTGATAATAACTTAGTTATTGTGTATGGTTCATTCGATGCCGCCTTTAGAAAACATGTAGATTACAGTAAATCTACTATGAATAAAGCAACACAACGAGTATTGTTGAAGAAAAAATTCTATGGGGCTATGGGGAAGATAATTCTTGACACTGATTGTAGTTTACTTTGGTTCAAGGATGCACTTACTGCCGCAGACATGATTTGTGTAGTTTGTAAGATGCAACCTCACGATAGAGAAGTTTACACTCCTAGAATTGTAAAGAGAAGGAAAATTAGCACAACAGATTTGCGAATTGATGTGCTAACCACGATAAGAGGACTAAGTGAGAAGAAAGCAAAGATGCTTATTGCTAAGTATGGCTCTATAATGGAAATTGGAGAAGCAACACCTAATGAATTGTGTGCGTTAGATGGAATAGGTAGTGTATTGGCAAATAGAATACACAACACACTGAATTTAGAAGAAAAAATGGAGATATGAATATGAGTAATGATAATAATGAACTAAAGTTAAGAGAAGACGAAGAATATGAAGCCGAAATAGATAGAATGTATTTCGAGTCTCTACAAGAAGGGAAAGAATACACAAAGAGTAGTAAAATTCCACTAGTTGTAGAGAAATTTGTGACTAACGCCGTAAACCAATCAATTAACAATGAAGTTCCTGCAATGTTAGCATTTTACATGCTATTAGGGCAAATATGCAAGGACATGGTGTGTATTCCTGCTAAAACAAGAAGGATAGGCATTAGACTTCAAGTAATTTGGATGCAAACTAGTGGTAGTGGTAAGACTGAGATGTTTAATTTCATAGGCCCAGTTTCTAAGAGGTTATTTGACACCATAAATGAAAGATATGGAACAGATATTCAGAACTTTGAGAGTAATTTTGGCACTATTGGTGAACACGATAGAGAAAACGTTGGTTATGATGTTCAAAAAATTGGAGATTCCACAGATGCCGCATTAGTTGGTAGTCCATCAACAGAAAAAGAAACAGTAGTTGATGACGACACTGGTAGGGAGAGAACAATAGAAGTTCCTATTCAGATATACGGTCAATTAGAAGGTGAAGGATTAATGGTATTTGATGAGTTTCACGATACTGGTATATTCAGACAAACACAACATAAGGGTCAGATAATCTATTATTGTAATACTTTGATGAATACTCTTTGGGGTGAGAATTGGCCTATCAACAAGAAACTATTGAATGGTGACCCATTTACTTGTAACTCTAGACGCTCTATGTGGGCTACCACATATATCCCAAGAACCCTCGCTACTGTTATTACTGAAACAGGACTAATGCAACGCTCTATCATCTATATCAGAGAAGTTCCAATTGAAGAACAGAATGAAATTAGAGGAAAAATTGCAAGAGATTATGGTGTGATTGTAGATTCAGGCGCACCAGTTGAGTCTGATGCTGATAACTTAGTTCAGATATATGAAAGACTTAGAGAACATTACTTTGAATCAGGAGAAGACCCTCTAAGAACAATTACGTTTGGTAAGGGCTTTTCAGATGCTGTCACTAATGAAACTTGGAAGTTTCAAGAGTTTGTTCAAACAAGTAGACCTGCTGTTATGGAAATAGCAAACAATTTCATTACTAGAATGCAAGGTATGATGGTCAAAATGGCAGTATTATCTTGTATTGCAGAATCAGGAACTACTATCAAAACCAAGAAAAACCGTTATATTGTGACAGAAAGACACGTTCGACAAGGAGCATATATCACACGACAATGCTATAAATCGTTGGTGTCGTGGCTTGACTTAGCACTAAAGGCGGAACACAAGTCTATGCAAGAAAGGGCAATGGTAGGAGAGTTCAAAAAAGCATATGCGGAATTAATAGAAACCCCAAATGCTAGAACTATTGATGGAGAAAAGTGGCTTAACAAGACACAACTAATTGCTCATATCATGAAGAATACTAGACGAGGACAAGCACAGGTGTATAGAAACTACAAGAAAATATCTGATAACTATGAGGAGCGAAGAGTAGGAAGATATGGATATGTAAAAATGAAAAGGAAGGATGAACAATGAGTAAAATAACATACGAAAACAAGTTTTTGGTCTTTGATATTAGAGAAGGCCCAAAAACAATAATTGAACAGTTGAATGCACATGGACAAGAAGGTTGGGAACTCCAAACAATGTTGAATGTAGGAGATAGTCAACTTGTAGGGTTCTTGACGAAGAAAAACACCAAAAATGCACCTGACCCGAAGGCTTCTGAAGCACAGAAGATAGCCAACTTGTGGACATCTGAGCCAAAGAAATCTAAGGATGAAGAGTAGATGAGTTCGGTTCTTGCAATTGATTTAGAAACCAAGAACTTCTCTCATGAGATTGGTGGATGGGATAACACCCACATGTTTCTAGTGTCTACGGTTTGCACTTGGGATGGCGACAAAGGCACAATTTACATTGACAAAGCAGTGGATGATTTAGCCAAAAGCAACGTGCAAATCAAACCACTATCTCAACTCAAGTTCGATTTAGATGAACATTTTGAAAAGGGTGGTAAACTACTAGGCCATAATATCAGAAACTTTGACTTACCAGTATTGAAGAACGCAATGGATATTTATTGTATCAAGAAGTATTTTGATGATAAGGCATATATTGACACCAGTGCAATACTTTCATCTGAACATAAGGAAAGGTATAGTCTGAATAATCTAGTTCAACATACGTTGGGTGCTGAGAAACTAATGGATAGTGCTGATGCTCCAATTGTATGGAAATCCGGTGGCTATTCAGAAGTAGCAAAATACTGTCTAAGTGACTGTGAATTAGTGTATGATTTGTGGAAACATGGGGTTGAGAACAAAATGGTTAAAGGTTTCTCCCTAGAGGAAGAACTAGTTAAGGACTTGGAGGTTGAGTGGTAAATGGATACTTGGGACATATTAGCGTGGTTTGTGTTTGTATTGGTAATATCTTTACTCTTCTTCGCTGCCTTTGGAAACAGTAAGTATTCCGAAGATAGTATTGAAGAATACATGGATAAATTAATTTCCGAAGAGAGGCAGAGAAATAATGGCTCTCCGTGAAATATGCAAATACTGCGATAAATCAACAATAGCAAAACGCATCAAAGGCGTTTATGTTGGCAGTCTTGATGAAATTAAGATATGGCAATGTAGAAAATGTAAAGCATTATGGTCGGAAGAATAATTCCGGCCATAGTGCCTCTTTTTTTTACGTCAAAATTTCCATCACGTAATAGGGGCATACTCCCTATTATTTCGTTAATAGAGAGAACTCTCTATTATTTTAATAGAGATAAACCCATATTTGTGAAAAATTTCTACATATGAAACTTTCCATTTAACTTGCCTTCATGTATACAACTTTTTTTGACTTGGTTCGTGAAGAAACTAACCAAAAGTTATTGATTTATTCCAATTATCACGTAATGTAAATTAACCTCCGGTGTATTTTTTACACCAGTGCGTTGGGATGGAAGATGAAAACTACGGCATAGAACTTACGAGGTTTTGGTATTGGGTGATGAGAAAAATAGGAATAGTAGTAAATTGAGTCTAAAGGAAAAATTCCCCGATTGGGATTGGGATTATTGGGAAGCGCAAATTGAAGGAACTGATTGGGGTAAAAAATAATGTTTGGGTTAGTTGATATATTGTTGAGTATGTTTGAGTGGGATTTTGATGACCTCATTCTAGAGGATGATGAATAGTGATAGTAGTAGATTTGCTATTATTTCCATATAGACTAGTAGTTGGTATCATTGCATTGGGTAAATTCCGCCCATGAAATTAGATTGCAAATTAGAAATAAATATGCCTCCCAAAGTAGGGGGTATACGCACACGGTTTTACAGTTTCTGATAATTACCACAATAACAGCAGAAAACCCCACCCCTACTGCAAATTTCTAATGGCCGATAAGCCAAACAGAATATGCAAATGGTTTTTTTCATATTAACAGTCTACGCCGTCAGTAAACCCATCCACCGTTTTCAAGTGAATGTAGCATTGTTTTACTATGTTGTGTTGAGTCTTAGCAGCAGAATCATTCATCTCAAAATTACCACCGAATCCACCAATGGGTGAAGACCCATCATCATACGCAGATTCACTAGCGTATATTTTTCCACTGAAATAAATTGGGTATCTCTTTGTCTCAACTTCTTCACCATCAACAATAGAGTGTTCCATCATTCTACTACAATTAGTGTCAGTCACCACGCAATGCGCGTATTCACAAGTTATTCCATAGGGGGTTTCGTATTCTATTCTTAGTGCCATTTTATCATCTCGTTTAGTTCATCCAATCAGGTTGGATTGGTAAATTAAGTAAAGTATTGTTTGCTCCTTCTGTTTCTGTATCTTCTGCATCAAAACCTGTTACGGGTAAATCACGCAATTCTTGTCTATATGTAAGTAGTTCTGTCTTTTGCGTTTCAGTAAGTAAATCAAACCTATCAGACCACATATATTGGTCTGTGTAATCTAACAAACCATTTCTCATATCTCGTATTTCTTCCCAAGATGCATTCCTTGTTTCTTCTGTTATGTTCCCATCTTCATCAATTTCTATTAGTTTCCACATTTTATCACTCCGTGATTTTAGCACATAATTTTGGAACATAATTCTTAGAAGTTATTGAAGTTCCCATCCATAATTTATTGCATACACCTGTGGTTGTATTATCTGATGCTCCAAATGATTTTGGTAATGTATAACTCCAACTTCCAGACGTAATCCTATTGAAAGTGGATGGATTGCCCCAAGAATTCATTTGACCCATTCCTATTTGACCTGTTGGGTATGGACAATTATTGTGCCATATTTTTGGCTTATTGCTATTAGCACTTGAATTTGTTTGAACCCAACCTACCATATATTGTTCTCCTCTTGTAACTGTTGGCGCACTAATGCTACTCCCATCTGCATCTTTCCAAGAAGTGTTACCAAACAAAGCCGCACTTGAACAGGCGGATAAATCTATGTCCACATAATACTGTAATTCGTTACATTCACCATTAGCATCTATGTCATATAATCCGCCTCTAAGAACAGCATTGGTTGAAGTATTTGCCGTTGAAATAGCGGCATAAAGTCCTGTCAAAGTTCCTGTCTTTGGGATTATCCACATATAGTAAAATCCATATCCACTTCCAAAAAACTCAGCATCAAAGTCTTTAGCAGTATTAGATGTTCCCCAACTATTACTCATAATGTAAAAATTAGTGTAGTTATTAGTTTGGTCGCCAACAATCGGCATTCCACTTGTATTACCACCGCCCCCTGTTCCATCATCTAATGTTCCATCGCTCTTACTTCTTCTAAACGGTTGTCTACCCATATTATTCACCTCATGTATTATTTTGCATTGTTACCGCATAAAATGTAGCGGTTAAGGTAGCAGTGCTACTTTGAGTATGTTTGTATCTAATTCTAATAGTATCATCTGATGAATCATAATCAGCCTCTAACTGTCCTATTCTATTTGCTCCACTAGAGTAAATTATAGCCCATTCTGTGTAGTTAACTTCACGAACAGTAGTTCCTAATACTGTTTTTTCTATTCCCTGAACTAATGCCTTGAAAGACTCTACATTGTTATTTGTTTCATCCTGTATTTGAACGGTTAATTCAATAGTTTGTAATCCGCTTGCACCACTTTCAGCATCTAAATCACAATTCATTAGTTCAATATAACCATCACTTGCTACTGATTGATTACTAATTTCACCTGCAACTACACCTGCTTCATTGTTAGCACCAAAATATATTCCTGATGTTGTTCCACTAGTTCCTGAACCTATTGTTACGTCTGTAATAGTTTCAAAGGATGATTCTATTGCAGCACCATTGTTTGTTAAACCATTAGGGAAATCAACAACACCTGTTGAATCACTAGTCATCCATACAGGAGAACCATCACCTGAACTTATTGATAATTGGTCTGAGGCTGTTGCATCTGCTACATCGGCTTTTCCTATTACAACATTGTTTGAGCCTGATGAAATTGAATCCCCTGATTGGTAACCGATGGCGATATTCTTAGAACCATCTCTAACATTATCTAATGCTTCATAACCAAAACCAGCATTACCTGTTCCAGAACTTACTAAATATCCTGATTTATAACCTGTAAATGTATTGTTAGCCCCACTAATAGCACCAACACCCCCATACATTGATTGTGTGCCTATTGCGGTATTACCTGCACCTGCACCTGCACCCATAGTTGAGCGTAATGCTTGATAACCTACTGCAACAGAATAAGCACCTGTTTGATTATAGGCAGTTACAGCCCCAACATAAGTTGAATTAGTCCCACCTTTGTAACCTGCTTGATAACCAACTGCTACTGTATAATCGTGAACAGTAGGAGTATTACCCCAAAAGAACCCTGCTTCACAACCTATTGCGGTAGTCATATCCATATCACCACCAAAGTATGCAACATTTCTTCCAACTGCTACATTGAAGTTACCTGTAATACTCTTACCTGCATTCATCCCTATGCCTGTATTATGTGTTCCAGTTGCTCCATTACCTGAATGATAACCTACATAGGTGCATTCTATTTGACTTGTTAAAGCATTGGCTGATTCATAGCCTATTGCAGTTAGGTTGTTAGAACTGGTTACTGCTGTCCCCGCATTATGTCCTACGGCAGTTAGGTTACTATGAGTTGTTATAGCGTCTAAGGAATTCGCACCGATAGCGACATTTCTTGAGCCTGTTGTATTGGCTTCTAATGATTTATAACCTACACCTACGTTATAATCGCCTGTTGTAATTGCTTCTATTGCTTCTACACCTATACTTACGTTGTAACTAGCAGCACTACTATTACCATTAGAACCATACATGGCCTTTTTACCAATAGCGACATTAGAGCCGCCATTTGCTTGAAAACCATATCTTGCAGCATCAGTGCCAATTGCTACATTGTAAGCCCCCGTAGCACTTTGTCCATAAGCACCACCCATTGATTGATTACCAATAGAGATATTATTTGTTTCTGTGGAGGCTCGTTCTAAGGCATTTACTCCGATGGCGATATTACTTCCACCTGTTGTGATATACTGACCTGCATTCACACCAATCAGTGTATTGCTTGCACCTGTGGTATAAGAGAAGCCAGCCGATTTACCGACCATTGTATTATTTGCTCCTGATGCGCTACCACTTGTGCCTTCTCCGGCATTAGCACCAATCATTGTATTACTTACACCTGTTCCATATCTTAATGCCTGATAACCTACGGCTGTATTGTCATTACTGTCTAAGGTGCTACCTGCTCTTGCCCCAATTAGAGTGTTATTATCTGCAACCGTTACAGCATAACCAGCATTAACACCAAACGCTATATTTTGGTGTCCTTGTCCATCAGTTATGGAATATAGTGCATTAAGACCTAATCCTATACTAAAGTTATCACTTGTTTTACCATCTGATAACCCATCAATATCAGAAGCACCACCACTTACTGCTTCCCAAGCAACGCCTGAACCTGTTGAAGTTAGAACATCACCATCAGAACCTTGACCACCGGAGATAAGTATGTTAGTAGTATCTATTGATAATCCCCCACCTAGAACATTAGTTGAGGGATTGTATTTGAATTGGTCATCAAACCACATCTCCTGACCTATTCCTAATCCATCATTCATAAATGCAACATATTGGTTGCCTGATGCACCTGCATTAGTTTGCACTTTACCTGCTGTTAAGTTGGCGGCTGTTCCTGTTGCGTTAGTAAGAACTATTGCTGATGGTGTTCCCAAATTAGGAGTTGTCAGAGTTTTGTTCGTGAGTGTTTGAGTCCCTGTTAATGTAACATCACCCGCAGTAACCCAACCAAGATTACCACTACCATCAGTCTTCAACGCTTGACCAGTTGAACCATCGGCAGCAGGTAACACCCATATCTTATCAGCAGATAAAGCAGGGGCTTCAAACCCAACATAGTTAGCCCCTTCGTAAAATCGGAGTTCCTTGTTGTCTCCCCTAAGAGAAACGTTGCCGTCTCTTACGAGTAATCCCTTTCTTACTGTAAAATCACTATCTGTCATTTACCTTCACCATAACTTCACTGTCCATTATGTGTTGTTCCTCGCACCCCATACTAGTTTATCAGACTTCGGGGAATAACGTCAAATCCCACCACACTCTCAATGAGTTTGTTGTAGAAGTTCCCATTTTATTGATTATCTTCAGTGGCATATCACTTGTTGATACCTCATCCCATGCTACATAGAATGGCATATCATCAGACCCTTCATACACAACACCGTATGATATGAAATCATACATGCCATTACCATTACTATCATTGGCAATGAAATCTTGAGTCATGACGAAGTTATTACTAGATAATCCAGCATCAATGTGTATTGTTCCGCGTATTCCTCTGTAACTACAATTAGAGTTCTGAACTGAGCCAGTAGGTAATACAGTAACAGAGATAGCAGAACCATCACCCACACTTCCAAAGGTAGTGCCACTTCCTTGAATTTTAGTTATCCCATGTTCTTGAGCATATGTAGCATTAGCATTTTGAGGACTACCCGTATCAGGAGCATCAGTTATAACGGCACTTCCTCTTCTACTTAACAGGTTATTCATAGAAATAAAGCCAGTTCCATGAGGGGCTAGAACTAAATTTCCATTACTTGCAGTTGCTAGAGAAAGCGAACCAGTAGCATTAATCGAAGGAACACTTAGAGCCGAAGAAGCAGATATTGTAGTAGCAGCAACCTGTGTTGCCGTGACCTTACCACTACCACTTACATTAGCATCGAATGTTGCTGTTAGGAAGTTTGCACGAACCTCTCCTATATCGGGTCTGTATGTGAAATTACCAGTATCATCTAATAGAGCGTTTGACTCATCATGGAAAACTACTGGAAATACAGTGCTTGTGTTGTTATCAGTAACAGTAGTGGTTGTTGCTAGAGTGGCAGTCGCCGCATTTCCTGTTATGTTAAGTGGGGGAGTGTAAGTGAATACACCATTGCTGTCATTGTATGCTATTCCTCCATCACCTGAAGCACTTGCCTCTGAGCCAACAGATAAAGCAGTTAATGCTATTCCTGTTGCTGATTGAGCAGCCCAAGTAAATGACCCATCTGCATCAGAAGAAAGAACATAACCACTTGTTCCATTTCCGCTAACATTTAATTCAGCCGCGCCAACTGAGTTATCAGTTATCTGTGCTGCCCCTACCGCATCTAATGCTGCTAAATTACCGTAATCTAAGATGGTCTTTACAGCAGCAACATCGGCGGCAGTGATTAGCCCAACCATAGGAACAGAGGTAGCCCCAGTTCCTCCCAGTGCAACAGGCACAGTTCCCGCAGTTATTTCCTGACCTGATATACTGAGATAATTACTAGTAACATTTGCCAAAGAAACTGCATCATGTAATTCACTTGTTAGTGCTATTGTTCCTGATGATGAAGGTAAATCAATAGTTACATCAGCGTTAGAAGGGTCTTGCGCTCGCAGTATTACTTCTCCATCATCACCACTACTATTATCACCACCCACATTAGTTGCGAAGAATGATATTTTGTTATCTTCGGTAATTCTAATAGTTTCGTTGTGATAAATAGTATCTCCTGTTACTGTTAGATTACCTCCAACAGAAACATGACCTGCAAATGTAGCAGTATCATCAGTTTGATTTCCTATTGTAAAGTTACCACCTAAATCTGAGTTTAATAATCCAATTATTTCAGTAGCAGTTTGGTCTGC